TGCATATCTCGTATGCCTCCGTCTCATCTGCAGGATAAGGTTTAAAGAAATATTCTATTTCTTCCCGAGATAATTCAATATTTAACGATTGTTTTTCATCTTTGGATAACAAAAATAACCGGCATCCGATATTTAGTGTTATGTATATAATCTGTCAGTGGATCCGTAACAATTGTTATGATGGAAAACGTAGCATGCTGCTTGTCTGATTCCTTATCTACCTAAATATCATAAATACCAGCCATTGAAAAAGCAGTTTCATTTTTCATTATTTGCCATCGGTAGGCCATGCGTAGGTCTCACATCGCTTCGTACACCAGTGTGAATACATGAATCTTGTTCACTATCTGCAGGGTTCTAGGGAAACATTTCCGAACAATCTTTTGCATGCTGTTTGCCATGTCAGGTGTAAATTCTTTCACCATATTGCACAGTTTTATGTCAATGAGCAGTTCTCCTTTACTAGTGCCATCTCGTCCATACAGAATGGTATCCTATGTTTTTAGGATAAAGAAAATGTATCATTAAATTAATCCCAATCATTATAATCACACAGATGTTGTTAATACTGATTCTATAACTGCTTTCTATCTAAGCCATAATTGCTCTGTAACAATTTGACAGTAAACAGCATGATTGCCTAAGTAATACTTTTAACACACCTCTATTCTGAATGTTGCCGCCACAGTAACAGTATATGAATTTACTTATGTTGAAACAATGTTGAAACAAAAGTAGCATCTTAAATCAAAACTAACAGGAATGATGATAGAAAAGAAATAGCTGTAAATTATGTCTTTTAAGGGATTTAGATCAACGCAAAATACTGATAATCAAACATGGTAAAATAGAAAAAGACAGCCAATAGACTGTCTTTCTTGTGATTCCGAAGCCAATACATTAAGGCTTGGCACATAGTCTATTATGATCAAATGTTGGTGATTTTTTTTCTTTATTTGTTTAATATTTCTAAATTATGTTCCCCAAATATCAACTTTAGTACTTGATCTTTTTTATCTTTTCTGAGTTTAATTTGGAGAACTGCCTCAATAGGTTCTTTATTATCATTCCTGTCTTCTGCTTTTACATATTTATTAGGATATGTAAATACGTCTATTATCTCCATTCCAAGATTAGTTGCAAAATTTGAAATCTGCCAAATGCTAATTTGTACTTCTCCATTCAAAATTTTACTCATTTGAGATGCAGAAGTACCCACAAGTTCAGATGCAGCAACTTGGGTAATTCCTTTATCCATAATTATTTTACGGATATTTTCCACAACGGGATGCATTGGAGTTTCTTTTTTCTTTTTCATGTTTCAATATATGAATTGATTATCAGAGTTTTATATAATTATATGAAATTGTATTTCAATTTATTCAATTAAATGTTTCATAATTTGAAATATTATATATATGTTTGCGGACGTAAATCATAAAGATACAAAGGTAAGCGATGAATAAACAAATGACAATAGCGAAAAAACGCTATTCTTTTAAAAAAGCATATGAAAGGGTGCCATTAGGGCAGATTGAAAGTTTAAAAAAAGAACTGTATAGTGTCTTTAGTATCAATAATCGAACCTCTTGGTACAATAAACTTAAAGGTATAACTTCTCCCAGCATAGAAGTAGTTGAAGCTGTTGAGACTGTATTTCTAAAATATGGTATTGAAAATTGTTGGGAAATTACAGAGATCAAATTATGAATCGTAATGCCATTCTAAGTAAACGTCAAAAACAGTTCATCGAACGTATTGCCTGGGGAGCTTCTTATAAAGAAGTAGCTGATTTCTTCCATGTGAGTTGGAGCACTGTTGACAATACTCTCCGAAATGCAAAAACAAAATTAGGTTTAAGTAAAGTGACTGAGTTGGGGGCATGGTGGTTCTGCACTAATTACGGAATTAGTTTTGATCTATCTCCTATTGCCAGGCAATGTACAGCAGGAGTTATCTTACTCTTGTTTTCCCTTGGAGAAGTGACAACAGTAACAAATATATCATATACCATGCAAAGAGTAAGAAGACCACGTACAGAGTATCGCATCCGTCGACACGAAACTTCTATATATCAACCATATATTATTAACTAAAAGCACATATAAGGAATGTGCCCGGTGCGAATCCGGTTATATGTTATACTTTATTTTCTCAAACATAGAAGTTTAATTGATTTATTCATTTTTAATGCCGTGTGAAAGGACACACGTAGGGTTAAAGCCCCTGGTTAGGGATTTGTTACACAAAAGAGCCGGGATGTGAATCCCGGCAAAATGGGCCTGATGTAAGGAGGCATATCAATGTAAAATCATTGAAGCCGGGTTCGATTCCCGGAAGCCCACACTAATTTTGATCATTATGAAAACAGTACATTCATCACCAAGCCTGTCTCCAAGTGGAACAAAGAGACAGAAAGCTAATCTATTTACAAACGAAAATCCGGAAACTATCGCACAAATGCGCATGCAGTCTGCACAAAAAGAGCAGCATAAGGTCATGGTTCGTCTTGATAACCGCACACATGTACTTGTTGCTCCGCAAAATGTAACTCCTGAGTATATAGAAATGCTGCGAAAAAAATATCAAATTACCTACAATGCTCCAGCTCGAGGAGGAAGGAGGTAATATAGAAGACAAAAGATTAACATACAACCAATAAGAGAGGAACAATATTATGACATTAAAGCAAGCTCAGAAACTGTACGATGATTCAGTGCAGGCAAAAATGACTCATGCCGATTATTGCATGACTCAATCGCAACTTGAATATATCGGTAGAACTATGTGGGGATTCACCCCAGACAAACAAGCAAAGGTGTTATTCACCAAAGTAGGAAAGAGGGTGTCGGTAGTTATTGCGTCACGAGAAGCATTTATTAAAGAGATAGGAAAACCTGTTATCTGCAAATGTTCGGTATGCGATATGTATTATTTAGCTTATAGAAAGTCGGTCGATGCTCACGATGAATTAAATGCCCAATGTCCAAAATGTGATTCTCTTGGTTGTGATTCAGATATTGTACATTTTGAAACAAGCCGCAAATTTTGGCTAAACGAGAAGATCGTTAAAATCCTTACTCCCAATAAAGACCCTGAACGAGTGGAAGCTATGTACGATTCCGCTCCGGAAGATTTTCCTGCACAATATGAGATGTTGCTTCCCGATGGAAAGAGGTGTACAGATTGTGTGCGATGTGCCACATGTTGCAGCGTATTTGGTCAAAAAGAAAGTGCCACTATTTGCCAGTGGCATCCTTCGAGATATTCAGCGGGAGAATAACCTTCAATACTATAAAAATATGGATATAGAAAAAATTATTTTCAATATTGCCAATTATGGTGCACATACGTGGGTTAGATATTGGGTACAGGAAGAAATATCAGGTTTAACACTGCCTGGGGAGTACATTGCAATAAGGGGTTCTTTTTTAGCTGATAATCTGCTTACGGAAATTTTTGAAGCTGGCTTTGAAATCAAAACGATATGTTCAAAAAAAATAGATGCTGATGCATATTGTGATGTTTTATTGATGCGTAAATTGAAGTAAAACTAGAAAGAAATGAATAGTGATGGTAATAAAATTCTGGATGCTATTAAGAGAATGGCAGCAGATGACAATAAAGGTTTAAGAATGACCACTACGATAGTCGATGTTAAAGATGATCCGCTCGGCTCAATCGTTGGCTTTGGGACTGAAAAAGTTTGCGGAGATGATGCATTTGCCCAAACAATGGGTTTACCAGGTAAGTATATGGCATGTGCCTTTTTTATAGATAGAGAAGAACTAAAGAAATACCTTTAAACAATTTAGAAAGGATCAAAAATGGGAACAGGATTTACGGAATACGAAGAAAGCCTTATACAAGCAATTTGTTCGTTATATTATATACAGACGAGGACTTATAAACAGGGTGTGTTCATAGGTATGATTCCTAAAAACACACGTATAACCTTGAATGGCATATATATGATGAAGTTATTAAATACCGGGAACGCTGTTTATATTGAAGTAAAAGGGGGAATTAATGTATTAACAATTATACATCAACAATAATTCAAATCAATAAAAGAAATGAATAAATCATATTTTGAAACAAGAAAGACGGAAATTCAATCAGAGATTGATAGCTGGAAACAAGGGTTAAGAGACTTGGAGGATGAATATATTTCCTCTAATCAAAAATTTCCTATTGGAAGCAAAGTTTGTATTACTACCCCTGCACATGAAGGATGGGCATTGAGTACCCGCGAAAAAATAACGTTCCCAGAAAGAAAAAGATATTCTTATGTAACTGGGTATGAAATATGTCATAATGAGGTAGTGCCCATTCTGATGAAAGCTAAGAAGGATGGTACTATTTCAAAAATTCGGGATTATATAACATTAGAAAGAGTGATAGTTGAACTGGCGTAAAACAGTAATGAACTATGGAAACATTAACGGCATTACAATGGGCTAAAAAGGGTTTTATTCCCAATGAGGGGGTCAAAGGTACAGAACAGTGGACTAACTGCTATTATTCTGCCAAAGCTGTCTATTTCAAAGACAGTGAGGTCCATGAAGATAAGGACGCTGCCAAAGCCATCCTGTCTGCCAAAAGGAAGGAGTACCGGGATGCAGCCAAGAAACGGGAGGAGAAAAGAAAAAAAAATGCTGCATACCGAGAGAAAATGAAAACCCGGTGGCAATGGTTACAGGAGGGAAGAATACCTAACGATAATGCCAGATGGAAAGTTGGAGAGGAGCTGAATAAGACATTTTGTACATGTGCTTACGGAAGTAACTATTGTTATTGCCATGAGAGATATACCCATGAACCTAAAAATGATGAAGAGATGCAAAAAGCTATTTTTGATTTTCATAAGAACGGAAATAGCTGGGTATGACTATAAACAAGATCAGAAAGGATCTAATATGAAATTAAGAAAAAAGGAACTAAAGTATGGAATCAGAAACTATAAAAACAGGTAACTATTATATTGAGAGAGAAGGCGAAAAGCTAAAAATTACCTTGATTGACCCTCGGCATAAGAATATATCCGTTATCCCTTCTTCCGGTAATACGATAATCGTAAAACCCGAATCTTCGGGAGAAACGCAGTGATATAGATGTTCGTAATCCGAGTTATTAATTAACGTATAACCAAAAAAGAAGGAAGGAAAACCTATGTTTAAAGATATAATCGAATTAGATAAACAAGTCGTAGACCGGATCGTAGATAAGGTCCACGAAAACAATTTAGAAATTGAGATGGAAATGGGAGTTGTAAAGGACGGTATGGTTAAAGTCCTTTTCCTCTATAAAGATCCGGAACTTCTGCAGAGCGTGATAAACGAATCCGTTACTGAAGAGTACGATCTCCCATAAACAGTCCTCTGCCAATCCATTGTAAATGGTTTCATTTGACCCCGAATCAATGAAACAGAACTGATCATGTAACTAATCCCTTGAACTATGTATTTTAATGATGATGAGATAAGACGTATCAAAGATGCTGCCACAGGACATTTGCTTGATGTTGCACAAGACTTCCATGAACTCAAACGCTCCGGAGTGAATTACAATTGCGATTGTCCCCGGTGCAAAGCCGCAAAGAAACTCTCAATTAGTCCGGCCAAACAAATCTTTAAATGCTTTGGATGCAATGAATTGAAAGGTGGAGATTCGGTTTCTTTCTTAATGTCCGCTGAAGGAATGACTTTCAATGATGCTCTTGAATACCTTGCCAAAAAATTCAATGTCATTCTCGATCAACGTCCGGCCATCAAGAAACAACCGGCAAAAAAGATGAAAAAAAGCAGCAAGGCTGCCAAAGGTATCGATGTCGACAGTTATTGTGCCAGGATGTTGGCTGAATCAGGTCTTACCTTTGAGGATGTCACAGCAAAGGTATATAAGACAGGAGATACACAAAGTATATTCGAACAACGTACTTTCCGTCCTGGTACCATTGATGAACGAGGAATGTTAACCACTAAGGGAGATGATGTCATCATTGAATATTATGATCTGGAAGGAATGCCGGTTGTCTTCACCCGGAAAGATAATAAAAGAAGGGACGTTGGTACTCCTCAAGAATATTATCGTATCAGATGGCAGTTTCCGGATGCCCACCTTGATAAAGAGGGTAAACCTTACAAATACAAATCCCCGCGTGGCAGCGGTACTCCGATCTATATTCCGGAGCGCATACGCAGTCTCTATAAATCAAAGACAAAGATACCCCGTCTCTATATTCAGGAAGGTGAAAAGAAAGCGGAGAAAGCATGTAAGCACGGCATTCCCTCAATCGCAGTCAGCGGTATACAGAATCTCGGTCTTTACGGTGCCCTTCCGGAAGACCTGGTGAAGATCATCTCTACCTGTGAGGTACAGGAGGTTGCTTTTATCTTTGATTCGGACTGGGACGATATCAGCTCCAATATCCGGATCAATGATCAGGTCGAAAAGCGT